GTAAATTACCAAGTGGTAAACCTGGTAGACAAAATGTTAAAACATTAGAAAATGCATTTAGATGGTTCTTTGATACATATGATTATACATGGGATGAAGTTGCACATGCAACAGTTATGTACATAAATGAATATAAACAAAAAGAATACATGTATATGAAAACAAGTCAATATTTTATATGTAAACAAGATAAGTATAAAGTAAAGCATTCTGAATTAGCTGACTATTGTGATATGGTCCGTGATGGAGTAGAGTTTGAACCAAATGATCATTTTAAAGAGAAAGTGGTATGAGTAAGATTACACCAGCATGGGACGGACAATATCAGGCATTTAATGATGCACTGAAATATATGCTTGCTAGGCAAAGTGGTAAAGAGAAATCTATACAAACACCTTGGCCTAAGTTTAATGATGCTATCACAGATGGATTAGAATGGAATACTCTCACAGTAATTGGAGGAAGACCAGGGTCGGGTAAGACTTTGATCAAAGACCAAATTGTTAGGGAGTCTTTCATTCTTAATCCAGCTGAAGATTTTAGAGTTTTAGAATTTAGCTTTGAAATGGTAGGTAGAACCACAGCATTAAGAGAGTTTTCATCTATTACAGGAAAAACTTATAAAGAATTGTGTAGTGCAGGTACAATTTTATCTAAGAGTACATTTGACAAGTGTCATCAGTATTCTAAAAATAGAATTAAAAGTCCTGTAGATCAAATAACTACACCAATGACTGTAAATCAAATGAGAGATCAGGTTGATATTTATATGAACCATCATAAAGGTAAGAAAACTATAATCACATTAGATCATAGTATTCTTGTTAAGAGAGCACCTTATCAGAATAACAGATTAGATATGTTATTTGAATTAGGTGAATTCTTTACTCAATGTAAAAGAGACTATCCTTGTTTGTTTATATGTTTATCACAATTAAATAGAAATATAGATAATCCAGACAGAGCACAGAATGGTAAGTATGGTAATTATGTATTAGAATCAGATATATTTGGTTCAGATGCAATGCTACAACATGCTGATACTTTAATAGGTATCAACCGGCCTGCTAAACAAAAGATTAGATATTATGGACCTGATAGATATATAATAGAAAATGATAGAACTTTAGTATTACACTTCCTTAAAGCAAGAAATGGTGATACAAGAATGAGTTTCTTTAAAGCTCAATTTGAGAGAATGCAAATAGCTGAGATGGATACACCACCTCAAGAACAAAGAAGATAATGATTAAAAATAAAAATATGACTCCACAAGAGCGTAAAGCAAAAGTATTAGAATTAAGAAAAGAGCATGAAGATTATTTCCAAAAAACAGGAATGATTAATGCTCTATATATACCAAAGATGGCATATAGACCATCAGGAAAAGATGAGTTACATGTATCTTTCTTTCCAAGTGAATTACAAAAAGGTAAAGACATTTTTACTGAATTTGTTAGTATTGATTATGATTCAGAAGATCCTAAGAGAACGTTGTATTTATGGAAACATAATGCTAATTGGGCTCAAGATTATGAAATAGTAACAAGTAGTTCAGGATTTGAAAGACATATTGTACCTGTAAGTAATCTAAATGTAATTAATGATGTCACTGATAGAAACACACCTATTAAAGAACCAGAATTCATTAAAGATCCAGAAAAAAGAGAGATAGTAGATGTTCTTATTGGAATTGAAAGAGCATTGTTAAGTATAAACAAAAAATTAATAAACCGTAAATAAAATGGCACAAAGTGTATTAGTTATAGCTGACTCCGGGTCAGGTAAATCAACATCAATTAGGGACTTGGATCCCAAAGAGACTTTTATTATTAATATTGCAAATAAACCTTTACCATTTAAAGGATGGAAAAAGAATTATACAATGATTAGTAAAGAAAATCAAAAAGGCAATATGACACCAGTGTCGTCTGCTGCAGGGATTATCAAAGCTATGATGCATGTTAATGATAAAATGCCTCATATTAAAAATCTAGTAATAGATGATTGGCAATATATGTCAAGTTTTGAATATTTTGATAGAGCTGATGAAAAAGGATATGATAAATTTACCTCAATTGCAAAGAATTTAGCACAAGTTGCTAAACTTCCTAAAGATATGAGAGAAGATTTATATATATTCTTTTTAACACACTCTGAAGAATCAACAGATGTGAATGGGCACGGTATGTTTGCTGATGCACGTATAGATAATTCATTAAAAGTTGTTAAAGATGCTATTATTGAATATGAAAATTAATTAAAAGATGAACGAAACAAATTTAAAAAAGAAAGTTATGTTAAATACTAAAGACATGTCTGCAGGAAGTGGACGTACAAGACCTGTATTAGAACCAGGTAATCACAAATTAAAAATAAATTCTATTACATTAGATCAAACTCCGTATGATGCACAGTCATACAATATACATTTACATGTAGAAACTGAACCAGTTGGTGGTGATTTTGAAGGTTTCTTTAGAGATTATAATAATCAATCATTAGGTAGATATGATGGTCAAGTTGGAAGAGTAAGAATTAGTCCTTTTCCATTTAAAGACACAACATTACCAAGTGGTAGAGAAATCAGTAGAGATCAAGAAATCCTAAAACATATGATTACTTTAGGTGAAACATTAGGTATGAGAGATGAATTAGACTCTATAAATGCAGAAACTATTGAAGATTTTATGAGAGAATGCAATGATCTATTTACTCAAAGTGAAAAAGGTTCTAAATTTATGAACATGTGTGTAGGTGGTCGTGAGTGGGAAAATAAAGAAGGTTATGTGAATAATGATCTTTTCTTACCACGTATATCTAAAGATGGAGTTGCTATAGAATCAGTAGAAGCAGAAAATTCTAGACTTCTTGAGTTTAACCGTGCTATACACGTTAAAGCTTTAGTCAAGAAAGATGCTCCTACAAATGGTGCTGAAGAAATACCATTTAAAGCAGATTCAGGTTCAGGTAATGATTTTGAATTATAATAACTGTAGGAATTATAATACTCAGTAAGGAGTTCTATTAATCTTCCTACACAATGGGGACATTGCATAATAAGGATTAATAGAGTTTAGTTAACAATATAGGGGCACTTACTTGTCCCTATATTATTTTAAGGATTATGATAAGTACAAAAAATCTCATATTAGATGGATCTAGTGTACCAAGTACCTGGGTGTTTGAGTTCTATCTGGATTTACCAGAAAGACTGAATGGACAGAATGTGCAGATTAAATCTGTATTTCATCCATCAGAAAGAACTCCAAGCATGTGGATATTTGTAGACAAAGGTCAATATAAGTTTAAAGATTTTTCAACAGGTAAAGGCGGTAATAGAATAGATTTAATTAAAGAATTGTTTGGAATGGATTATTCTCAAGCAGTATTTAAAATAGGTCAAGACTATAACAAGTTTATTACAGAAAAAGGTGAATATTCTCAATCTACTATAAAACCACAAGCTAAATATAAAGTTGATGGTATAATGACAAGAGATTGGAATGGAAATGATAAAAGATTTTGGTTACAATTTAACATAGGTGAAGATATATTAAATAAATATGATGTAAAACCACTTGAATATTATCATATGGTTAAAGAAGGTAACAAAATAACCATTCAACAACCTTATATATATGGCTACTTTAGTAAGAATGATATTTATAAGATTTATCAACCAAGGAATAAGAAGTTTAAATTTATTAAAGTTAAACCTCAACTTCAAGGATTAGATCAATTGGAATATAATCAGCCTTATCTTGTTATATGCTCTTCTTTGAAGGATGCAATGTGTCTAAAGCAATTTGGATATAATTTAGAAGTTATTGCACCTGATTCAGAAAATACTATAATAAAACCGTATATAATTGAAAATCTTAAGAAAAAATATAAAAAAGTTGTAACTTTATTTGATAATGATGTTGCTGGGCATAATGCAGTTGATAAATATAATCAATTGTATGACATTTCAGGAACATGGTTAATTAGTAGCAAAGACATTGCTGATCTTGTAAAAGAGAAAGGTTTTGATGATGCCCACAAAGAAATTAAAGTTAAACTTAAAAGTATTCTATGAAATGGTTTATACCAGGTAACGTACCAAGTAGTAAAAATGGACGTAGATGGACAGGCAGATATTTCGTGTCCAGTAAAGCAACAACAAAATATAGGAAAGAAACGGCCAAATATTATGAGCAGTTTAGAAAAGGCTTTAGGAAGCAACTAGCTAAACTAGAATTACCGGTAAAAATATCATTTAAATTCATCAGAGGATCCAAACATAAGTTTGACTATATTAATCCTGCACAGA